CAGATCGTATTTCGTTTTGATTGATTTTGCTCGTAGACTACCTATCACCACTATATCTTCATCAAATATAACATTATCATCAGTAATTAAATCTCCAACTATGCGTTTCATTTTACCCTCCAGTAATTAGCCAGCCAACTCAATATACACACAATCAAGCCGATTAAGTCCCTGATGCCATCATCACGATTGTTATCTAAACATTGAATTCTCATTTTGTCACCATCTTTTTTTTGGATGTTTTTGTGCATAAAATGGATATGTAGCAGATACACAATTATTGCAATATTTATTAGTTGGTTCAATCATATCAGCACCCTTTTAGTAAGCCATAGAGTAATAGCAACATACACACGATGAAACCCACGAAAAACCTGACACTATCCTCGTGAGACGTATTTAGCCACCCTGGACGCATTTTACTCATTAGATTGCTTTCTTTCACACATAGGGCATAAAGGCTGTCCTAGACTTGAAATATTTTGACATGGATGGATTCTCACATTTACCAGTTTACCACAAAGCATTTTACGCCTTTGGTATGATGTATGATTGAAATTATCATCCGCTATTATATGGCAGTATTTTTTGACCGTATAGACTATTTTAGACATTCTCAACACCTCTCCTTTAATACGTCATTACACCGTTTGCATAGCCATTCCCTGGTAAGTCCTGACCACCTAATATCCCATCCAGCCCTGCCGCAACGCTTGCAGATACGTTCTTGTTTTTTGATTACCAAATCATCGTAATCTGATTGACGACCAAAGAAGAACCTATACATACACTCGAAATAACTAGCACCACTTTTTTTTGCATCTCTGCTATTTCGTCATGGTATTTGAGATAAAGCAAATATGGAATCTTCCCGATGTAGCTTTGGATTATGCTCATAATTCCCCGCCTTCAAGCCTATAAAATATCTCCCTCGTAGTCTTTATATCGCTCATGGGATTATGCGCTTCGAGTTCAATGCTGAAGTATTTACAAACAGTTTCAAGCTTGTAGTGTTCAAGACTTATTTTTCCGTGATAATTTGCAAGATAGAGCATAGACCTCACGTCAATATGCCTCCAGTTGATGTAACTACCAAGATACTTATCCCCGCACTTCTCATAGAATTTAGACAGGAAGGCTATATCAAAAGGTATGTTATATCCACCGATGTAAGCCTTGTCTGTTTTGTCAAATTTCGAGATGTGCTTTTGTAGGAAGGCGTTTATTTTTGCTAGCGCCAACTGTGGATATAGGAACTTACGAATATCATTAATTTTTATCCCTGTTGGCGTAATAGCATCCTCATAAGCCTCTTTGCTCTCTTGCCAAGAAATATCTTGCGGATCATTTTCTACATCAGCAATACCTATTGACATCATATCAGAATCAAATGGTTGAATATTAGCTTGAATTTCATCAACCACTTCGCCGTCAATATCCATCAGCATGGCAAGCTGGATCATGCCGTTCCTACTCGATTCAAGTCCTGTGGTCTCTGTGTCAAACCAAAGAATTTTCATATAACCACGCTTCCTTTCGCATATAACCAACAGTATATCTTTACCAATAACCGCCTTTGATAACGCCTTAACGCTTTGCGATGTGTTCTGTGATTCATATCATCTCCTGCGGCTCATAACCCCGAACCGCCAGGGATTAGTTTATTCCGGTATATCCATTTCTCTATCTGCTTCAAGATCGGGCTCTGGTTCATTCTGTGACGCCAAAAACTCCGCTATGCCTTCATTAAACTCTTGTATAGCCCCTGCTTCACCACTCAATAACGCCGCTATAATCCCGCCTGCAAGCATCTCATCAGAAACGTAAGCATTGACATCACTGTAATTCCTACCTGCTATTTCGCCGATTTTACCAATAAGCTCAGTACGTTTTGGTTTTGTGGACTCGGCTGGAACCGATAATGCCTGCCTTCGAGATTCGATAATACCCTCAATTTCTTTTCGCATTTTAGATTCAGATAACTTTGTTTGATTTGCAACCCATTTATCCAGTTCATCTATTGTAGAAAAACCATTGAGTTTAATCTCGATAGAGGAAAGTGCTTTTTGCTTTTCTATCTTCTCTTTTTCCAGAATATTTATAGCCTTTGTATAATCCGCTATTTGCCAGTCCTTTGTACTTTCCTTTCCGATAAACTCAAATTGCCATTTATGACGTGCCTGTTCATCCTGATTAGCCAAAGAAAAGTATTTAGCCTTTAATGTATCAAGATCGGTTTTAGGTTGTTCTTTAGACTGTTGTTGTGGCTTTTTAGTTGATTCCTTAGCCTTTCCATCGTTATCCTCATCAATAGCGACATTCAATAGCATTGCTATATGGTAACGCTTAAGATAGGTAATAATACTGCCGAAGTTCTGTATTACGCTCATGTAACTATCGGCTGTAAATTTGTCAATCGATGACTCGGTTTTATCAGATGGGCATCCTGAACTATGCCTTAACTCCGTTACAAGCCACGTCTTGCCTTCTCGCTCTTCCGTGTAATGAGTGATATTTAATCCATTGCTTGCAAGTGCTTTCCTTGTGGCAAGTATAATCATGTCAAGAGAAGCATAAGAATATCCATATTCACTACCAGACTTGGTTTTAACTTTGGCATTTTCATCCTTGAGAATAGGCTCAAATTCTAAAGTAGCCTTGCATAATGCTTCTATAAGAGCAGATTTTGTTATGGAATCATTCATTTTCGTACCTCCCCTTCATTCCTCAAAACCGCCGCTTCGATGTCATCATTCATTGGAAATACCACATCTTCTACCTTTGCGATTGCCAAATTCAATGCGTTTTTCACATCAGACATATTCACGTAATCACCGCTTGCCTGCAAAAGTATAAGCTCTGCTTTTGCTTGGTCAAGTAATCCCAAAATCTGTATACCATGATCCATCTGTACTTGCGTCATTTCTACTCCTTCGTAATAGAGCGGAGCGTCTCTCCAGCGCTCCGCCCGGAATTCAAAGCACAACCAATAAAGACACTTTACTCCTTATATTTGCTTGCGTCAACAGGCTTCGTCATACAAGCATTGCGATCAGCACCTGCCAGCCTGCTTGGGGATCACTCCCCTAAATTCTCCTTTTTCCATGTCTCAAAGCACGGTGGACAGAATGTGCGTGACTGCATACCAGATGGTATCTTACCGCCGTACCAATGCCCATTAACCCGATGCCTATGACAGACACAGCACACCGTTACAAACCTCTCCCTGCGTATTATCTTGCCTATGTTCATCAAAGCAAGCCCCTGATGACGTTTGACTAGCTTCCTGACACTGAGAATCATCATTGCTACCTTGACCGTTACGTCATTGCTTTCCTTGAAGCCCATCACTTGATAGAGAGGACGATCTTTATCCATTCGTAGAGCCTTTAATAAACCCATCATTTACCACCTTTCTTTGTATTCGGATCATACCTAAAGAACGCATCAAAATCCTCTGCATTGTCACACGCAAAGTCAATCATACGTTCTATCACAGCCGACTTTCCATGACTCGTTAAAGTCAACTGGAGTGCCTTATTCTCTACCTTTTTGATTGCTTGCTCAGTAAGGTAATATGAACGAATCTTTTTCATTTAGTCACCACCTTTCTTAGACAATTCTGGCAATAACCATTCTTTATAACTTCATGTTTACATTCAGAACCGAAACGCTTTTTGCCAATTCTCAAAGCAAGTTCATATTCATCACGAAATGTTGGATTGAATACCTGCACGTTTTTTCTAACTTCATTTTCCATTATGTTCATCACTTTCATATAAATCAAAAATCCCTTCGATGATATGTCTCTTACCCAATTCCGTAATTTCTTGCTCTGTTGGAAATGGCTTATCTGGTATCCTTTCCATGTCCCCGCTATCAAGGTTAAGAACGAATTGATAATGGCGTGGAAGCACTATCCTTGCCTTATTCTTAGCAATTCTTTTTATATGAAGCATTTAATTATCTCCTTTCGCTTCTCTTGGAAATTCCAAAATTCTCAAAGATTTAAAATTTTGTCTGTTATGTCATTAATCGCCCTTCCGACAACGTCCTCTAATTCCTCTTTATCCGTGTCTTTCTCTTTTTCTAAAAAGGAATAATCAGTACAGGCATTTTTAATGATATTTTGAATTTCTTGTTTCAGCTCCTCTCTTGTATCACTAAAAAGCGTTTGCGAAATTATGGAACAAGGAACTTGATGAACCTTGTTGTTATAATCAACAATTATTAGTCGAAAATCCCATCGGGAAAAGCAAGAGAATTCGCAACATCGCCGTATGTTTCGTCAAATTTAAATTCGACTATGATTTTGTTTATCATCTGGTTTCTTCCCCCTTTAGCTTATTCTTATACCAGGCTTCCATATCGTCATAATTTGCATAACTAAAACCAATAATAATATCCATCGTCACCGACCTGCCATGATTGGTTTTCGTCAGTTTCTCGGATATTTTATCGAGATTCTTCTTTGCCTTTGCGCTCATGTATAGCGTGACAGGCTTTTTTCCCTCTTTTTCCATTTTATCACCACCTTTATTAAAAATAAAAAAAGCCATAGTCAACTTGATCGGGTGCATCCCGCACCAGATCAGCCAGCTAGCGGATCTCAACCCTGTACTCATTTGTCACTGTCATGAGCAAGGTCACTGATGTAAACTCCATACCAATCTTTTTAGCGAAGTATGCCATATTCGCTATCAATAAGATCTCCTCCACTGTGGCATATATAGGATTAAACATATTATCATGCTTTTGCGCCGTGTAATTTACCTGTTTAAAGTTACCGTTGTAGGCTTCCAGACCCACAATCGGACTGTAACTAATCTTTTTTAACATTTCCTTATCTCCTTCTTTTTTTCTATCTAAGCCTCGTAACTTCTCTGTCTCTGCCTATATTATACAGGAAATAATTTTATTTGTCAATGAAATAATTTTAATTAATTTAATGACAGGAATTTGCCAATGCGTGATAAAATCCGCCACTAAGTGCAAAATAAGTGTTGAATTTTCGCCACATATATCACAAAACCTTATGTTTATTAGCTTTAGAAATGTAGGATAAATTGAAGAAAAGTATCATCAGGATGGTGAGAAATATAAGGTAAGAATAATCTGAAATTAATGTTAAAATATTTGTGATTTTTTTCTTATGACATACATCACCCTTTTGTTAATTTGAATACCAGAACAGCTAATAATGCAGAGATAAACGGCGATAAAATAGGAAGTACAAATTTCGTCAGCCACTCAAAACGATTCTGCTTCGCTTTCTCAATTCGTGGTTTTTCACTTTCAAGAATTGTGACACGACTATTCATATCCGACATTTTTTCATTGACGTCTAAACAATGCGTACTAAATATATCTTTTAATCTATCCAAACTCTGACGCATTTCGTCAACAGAGTTAGTTATCATTCTGATTTCATTATCACTCATGATCATATCCTTTAATCTGTTAAATCTGTGGCTGTTACCACTCCACTTATAACCTCAATACGATAGTATTTTCCATTAGTCGTATCCTTCAAAATTACTCCCTTCCATGCCAGTGGGGTATCATCATCATTTTTACCAAGATAATATGTATCGTCTGTAATCGGTTGAACATTTTGCGTTAGCATTAATCCATTGATATCTATACTCGTGTCAGCAGTCAAATCTAAATGTCCATCATCAAGACTTGCTATATGTATATTAGTATCACGATACAATGTCTTTAGTGCTAGATACATGGTCAGTCCAGTAGTAGTGAATCTAGCTATTTCATTTGCAGTTGCATATCCATTTACACCTATGACAATAGGGGTGTTATTACTGGTTAGAATAGACATTCCCTGAGTAGTGCCAATTCCTACAAGTATACTACGACTACCTGTGAGTAACTCATATCCTAAACCAGCATTAAATGCTGTATTATGTAACCCAAAGAACGTCTGAATTGTGTACGTTCCTATATCTTGAGTAAGTGTAATTGACGATCTAGCAGACGTTCCTGTATTTGTATTTCCTATAACTACTGACGTAAGTGCGTTTTGATTATTAACGAAATTTGCAGTGTTGTCAGGTGAAGTTGCACCTATACCTAACCTATCATTAACCTGATCATAAACACTTGCAGTTCCGAAATATATTTTACCTTTTGTTCCATGACTTGTAGTGGATAATGTTAAATTGCCCCCCGAAGCAACTCCACCCTCAATCTTTAATGTCGTTAATTGCGTTGTTACGGTATGAGTCGGCAATATAGTCCCAAATGATAATTCATTTGCAGCACTTGCATAAGGTATGGTATTAATTAAGAATGTATCTGGAATAGTGAAAGTAGATAATACAACATTCGTGCCATCACCACGTAACATCCTATTCAAAGTAGCAGAATTCGGATATGTCGGAGTTGACCAAATAGGCGCAGCACTTGATTGTGACATAAGCAATTTTTGTGCAGTAGCAGTTCCAGATAATATCTCCATGCTGTCAGCATCAGTATAAACTATCCCTCCATTGCTTGCAGTCAATGCCTTTTCCGTGCCACCGTAAGCCAATGGAATTGGTGTAGTATGCCCACAATCTGCCCATCCAAGATTATTGAGATCAGTATGCCTAAGCGAAATCGCACCACCCTCATATCCAATGACATCACCAAGAAATATTATACGCATCCCTGGCGATCCGATGTATATGTCTTGCGAATATGACGATTCTGCTGATACTTCTGTCCTGATAATCTCATTATCTGTCCCAGTTGTGGGATTCGCAAATTCTGCTACTTGCGGCGTAAAATCTTCTATGTGTAAATAATCCTCTATTTTAAAGTATACCTCTTCTATATACCCATTAAAACCGTAATACGAATATCCAACAAGATCAAGCTGTCCCGCACCAATATCTATATCGCCACTGGCGACAATGTCGCCAAGAGGTGTATCAATAGTAACTACTTGACTAACGCCATTGATAAAGATATAGGCATCTAGGCCATTGCGGTCAAACTCAACGTGAGTCCAGTCAGTCAATGATGGTGTCCATGTGCAGTGATACGTTCCTGAATTTGAATAGAAATATAACGTATTGGGACCGTATATTTTTATACCATACATATATCCCAATCCAGTAGAAGCCCATCCGTTTATCAGTATGAAATTATCTCCGTTCTTCACACTTACTGGTTTCAACCACATTGAAATACCAAAATCCAATGTGCCTAATCTAAACTCATTTGTCTGTTGCGTATATCTAATATGATCTGATGGTATTCCTCCAGCATTTACAAACAATGCCGAACCGCCACCGAATTTATAAATGCTATTGCTGATCGTTGCGTCCTCTGATGATCTGGCATGTGCATACTGAGATAAATCGCTTAAATCAGTATTGAACCTACAATATAAAACAATATCAGAAAAGTCAACGTCTGCCTCATTCTTAATCACATAAGCATTATCCGTATCATATTTGTAATGATAAGCTGAATAAGCGTCATTTATATCACGGAGTTTTAATAAAGTGTCGCCTGATGAAGCCTTAATGTAAGAACCATCCGCCCTTGTTTCTAAAATAGACGTAGATTCCCATAGTGAAGCGCCTTTGGCAAGGGTTTGGTACTGCGTAGCGGTTGGAAGCATATTAACGCCGGTTGTCACTCTTGGGTGTATGCTATCATCTTTGATATGTCTTAACACATCAGGATTATCTTGTTTTGAATAATTCATTAAAGCTCACCCGCTCCCCAGATGTAATAACCACTCAATGTAGGCACAAAGTTCATAACATCAAATGATACGCTTGTCAAATGCACTTCGATAGAGTCATAAGGGCTTGCAACGTAAAGACCGCTCAGGACGATTTCATTGCCTACATCCTCTACAAAACCAAGAAGATTTGTCTGCACTGACCAGTTGTGAATCGGCGGTGCTGTTCGCAGGAACTTCTCGTCTATGTATTTCTGTGCTGACGTTATTCCGTTATGAAACACTGATCTATCATCTTCATATTCGGTCTGGTAGATATATTGTTGCTCTACCGGTCCTACCGCATGGGAGTGTGAGAGTATGCCTGACGTATTAGAAATCCATATATCATAAGCTAAGTTATAACCCCATTTTGCATTGATAGAATTACAACGACCATCAAGAGACACACTATAAGACGGTTCGCCGATAAGATATGCCTTAGTATATGTCTGACCCGCTGTGGTCTGTGTAGATGCCTTAAAATTGATTTTACCATTGCCAGCGACCCATGCCATACTTTCGGTTAGTTGTAAAATCTTTAATAAGATACTGTTTACCGATTCACCATGACAGATTACCCCAATGTCATATAATATATACCCGCCATTATCAACATATTCCGCCCACGTCAACCACGATGTATAAGATATGTCAGTATTGGCAGAGGTTGCAACTGAATGAAGATCGCCATAATCTGTTAGTATATCCCAAACTGTATTAGAAATAAGCGATTCATTGACCCTCGTGATACCATCCAATAAAAAATAATTCCATGTAACAGCCGCAACGTCATCATTATAGATTTGTAATATTTGATTCTCTAACAATCTACTGATGCGATCTCTAGCAGTAATCGTCATTACCTTGCGCTTATAATTATAACTTGCATTCTCCACATATCCAGTATAAAGATCAATGTATTCGTCAAAATCATTCAGGTAAAACTGTATCTGCACCTTTTTCGTCAGTGCTGTAGGATCTGTAAGAAATGAATTCCACGTTCCTAATCGGTTATTCAGCTGGATGGTCACCGTACATGGTGATAGATTCCAGTCCCTGCGTATCTCGGATATATTAATGACGTAGCTAGAGTAATCAACGCCGTCATACAGAAACCGTATACGAGGCTGGCAGAAGGTCTCTTTTAGTTTCGCTATCATTGCCGCTGATGCCATCATATCTCCTCAATTATAAGTACGCCCTGATAATAGGTATTCCAAGCCATGTTTGGCATCATGGATAATGGGCATTGCTCATTGATTAATCGCACATTATATATAGTTGCATGGTCTGTATCAGGATTGAACCGCAAGGTTGATCCATAACGCCACCATTGGCTTATTTTTGTGAAATTTGCAGAGCTTACAGCATTAACTGGCAATTCCCAGCGCATCTTGACACTGACTTCATCAAGTGATTTTGTGCCGTCTGTTGACTCCAAGAGAACACGATCCCGCTCCTCTGGCACATCAAACCCGCTTGATAACGGCGAGAATGTCCAGGGTGTTCCCTGGATGGTTACTGTATCACCTTCTAATTCTTCTACAAGCACGGCATCAGAATTAAGTTGTATCTCGCCTTCGTTGACGTATATCAAAAGAGGATATGTTTCTAAACCCATATCCTCAATAGTAAATATGCCGTCATTGCTGGTTGATCCTGACACTGTTATGCTATCACCATCCACGAAGCCCGCCGCTATGAGACCATCCCCTGAATCCTGTATTGAATCATTCAACGGAGCGTTCTCATGGAATGATATTGTGGTTGCCTGTATGTATGCACGAAGTAGTGACATGCTTCCTGACATATCAGACCTCCTCCAATATCATCGTGCCTTCATAATATGTGTCCCATGTAGTGTCGGGCATCATCCTGAATGGGTTAGTCTCATTGGTAATCTTGACTATGAATGTCTCGGTAGGTACGTCCGTATCTGGTATGTAGGTCAGGCTGTCGGTATCATTCCACCAATCATACAGCACATCACGATCCACCTTTGAGATAGCGTTGATACTAATCTCGGTGCGCCCCTTATCATGGAGCTCATAAGTGTAGTTCGTGCCATCCAATGCCTTATGAGTGATACGCTTCCGACCCTGCATTGGTATAAAGGTATCATTACTCAATGGCGTGAATGTGATTGTTACGTCATCATGGGATTCATATAGCGACATTTTATCTGCCATCAGTTCACACTCCTTGATAGCACGCCATCATTGACTAACTCATTTATACTCGTTGCAACTAAATGCTTGAAACGCCCTTTATCCATGCGGTCAGGATCGGCATTTGGGAATGAGATATTGACTACGGTTGATCCGCCAATACCAGACTTGCCTTTAGATAATGGCTGGATGTTATATGCTTCCGGGCCCCGCTCACCCATCATAAACATTGTAGGTTTGGTGACTATGCCTGAACCGCCTTCGGCATATCCTCTTATATTCTGCACTTTTTCTGTAAGACCTGTTAATCCCAACTGCCCCGACCTTGAAGAATATGCAATCCAAGCCGAAACAGGATCAATTTGCCCAGCACTTACTTGGCTTTCTAATTGTGACCTCATAGCTCTGCCTTCCTTACGGCTTGCCTCAATATCTTTCCAGCCTTTATATATCTCATACCAAATACCAATACCTGTTGCAATCCCCGCCATTGATCCTAATTTAGAATTACCCTGTTCTGGTTTCAATCCTGCAACGGTTCCACCAATCCCGCCACCACCGCCATAGCCCTTACCAGAAGCCCAATTAAAGACGTTCTTTGCCTCTGCTTCTATCTCCATAGATAAAAGCATTTTGGTAAACTCGGCTAAAAGATTATTACAAAAACTTTTCCATGAGTTTTCTGTATCATCCATTTGCCAATTCATACGGTCAAAAAAGTTATTAACTGATTTATTCAATGTCTGATCTAAAGCATTGACGCCAAAACTTTTCATATCCCGCCAAAATTGTGATTGTTTTTTATCCGTTTCAGCCGTTTTTTCTGCAGTATATCCTATTTCTTTTTTCAGATCATCCCATGCAGAAGTTACATTATAAATATTCACTAATTGATCTGACAATTCCTTATTCTGTTTATGTATTTCCTCATCTATTTTCAGATTTTTGATAAATTCCAATGCCTTATTATAATCTTCTATTGCGACCCCATTATCTGTATATAAGGGTACTTGCTGTCGTAATTTATCTATATGTGCTTGTTCTTTGTTATTAAGAATTGTAAATGTAGGAATCATCTGTTCTATCTGTTTATCTAATTTTGCGTTTGCTTCGGCTAAATCTGCCCTTGCTTGTATTGCCTTCATATCAACAGTAAACGGAGTGCTTTTAAATCCGCCACCCTCAGGTTGGAAACCCAAAGCGCCACCCTTAGCAAGTTCATTGGTTGTTATACGTGGCCCGAACTTATACTTACCCGCTTTGGTGCTTGCATAAGATTCTACTGGAAAGTTATAGCTACTTTCTTGAAGTGCCTCAAGTAGTTTTTGTGACTCGGGAGACATTCCTGAAATATCACCAAGCCCTTTTAGATTCATTGGCTGTGTTACATATTTCGGTTGTCCGAAGGATGTTTTGAGCGAGCTTATCACGTCTGCAAATGTCAACCTTAAATCTGGTTTGGCATATCGTGACATATCCAATCCTGCTTGAGTAAACATATTAGACATTTTTACCAGATCGCCTGCGTTCATTCCAGTAGAGAATTGTTGGGTTTCACCATACAAACCCAATTCTTTTAGCAATGCCGCGCGTGATCCCGCTACTTCTGCTTTAGCACCCGCAGTTGATGCCGGACCCACCAAGTCAACACGAGTCGCCGCTATGTATACTTTATCAACCATCCATGCTGTAGCAATCGCAGCGCCTGCTGTTGCCATTGTCGCCGCCAAAGCACCACCGCCGATTGCAATGCCACCCGCAGTAGTGCCAAGGCCCGCCTTAGCACCGCCAGCCAATGCCCCGCTTGTCAATGCCTTCAATCCCGCCGACATGCCCAGCGCATCAAGTGCATTGACCACAGCAGTAACCGCCGCCGCTACACCGAGAAGCCCGATACCACCGACTACTGACGTGCCGATAAGGGTTTTCATAGGCGCATCAAGTTGACCGAACTTATCCATCATCCCTGTAAGTTTATCAAGAAATGATCCGATGATCGGTAGAACATTCTTGCCAAGTTCAGATTCAAAAAGCATTAGCGACTGCTTGAAGTTATCAACTGAAGCCTGCGCACCACCTGCGAAATGTGGTTGCTTCTCGAATTCGGCTGTTAGCTTTTGGAGAACATCTATCGCCGTAACGCCTTTCTTTGCCAATTCTTCTGTGTCTATAGTACCCATAGCATCGGCGAAATATTTAGCAAATTGGGGAAAAGCTTCCAAAATGGGGCGGATGTCCTGCATTTCTGCCTTTGCTTTTCCGACCATCTGTACTATTTGTGCCATAGAGCGACTAAATTCTTCATTCCCTGCACCCGCACCAGCCATGACATTAGCGAAACCTTTCATAAAACGTATAGAGAGTTCGCTTTCCACTCTCATGGCTTTCAGTCCAGTATAGTATTTGGCAAGATTGAAAGGGTCAAGTACGGGTTCTTTGGCAAGTTTCCTGAATTCCTCAAACCGTTTATTTGCCGCTTGCCGCGATCCTTCTACATTCACAAGCATACGGTGAAGCTTATCCGTATTGACGGAAGCATTGAATATATCAGTGCCGAATTTGGCTACGCCAATAGTAGCGAAAAGCCCGCCCATGGCTTTTAATCCCGCAGACATTTTATCCGTCTGACCGACAAACTTACGCCCTGATGAGTCTATATGCCGATCTAGCTTATCAAGATCATCCATTGATATTTTGACTTTTGCTTCACCGAGAATTCCGCCCATTATTTACCCCTTTGGTGGCGAGATGCCATGAAGTATTGCTTGCCTCTGGAGTTCTGCAAACTCCGCCTTTTTGCGATCTGCCATTGTCTCATTTTCTTCCAGCTCAGGTTGTGGATGATAGTCTTTGTTAAACGCACCATAAAGCCAATGTTTTATATCTCTGAGATAATATCTTATACGCTCCATTGGCACAGCCCAGGGTATCTGATCAATGTAGTTTTGTACCTGAATCCACGTCATTTTGTTAGCGTCTTTGTGGTAGTGATGTGCTATGAGGGCGTAGATTCTGTCCCAGCTAAAGGGTCGCCAACCTCTGCACCCGCTTTCGGTTGTGGAATGGATAAGTTGATAATAAACGTAAACAAATCTTGCGGCTTATTGATGCCCTTTTCGTCATCAAATTCAAGCCCATTGATCCATTCATTCATTTGATCTACTGTCCATTTATTCAGCTTCAATGCTGAGCAGAAGAATAGATCAAATATCTCTTTACGTCCCATTGACCGCCTTATGTCTATCTGAGTAATAGGCATGGCGCGCACCGCTTGGAGTTCAAGCTGTCGTGTCTCTGGATCATCAATCTTGTATGCATCTGTTATCAATAGACTACGGAGTTTGGCAAACATCGAAGCCCAATCTTCCATTAGTATCGGCTTAATGATCTTACCCTCAAATTCACTGTTAACGCCTGCAACCTGTTCTAAATTATCAGTCATCAGTCTCCCCCTTTTCTTTCCTTGCTATATAAGGTTTTCCATTTTCATCAAGTAAAAGAAAATTAACGGTATTTTCCTCTGCCTTTAATTCAACTTCAACTACATCCCCGGGAATCGCCTTTAATTTTATATTTACATTAATTTCGTTCCCTGATGGTATATTATTTATGAGCGATCTAATATAAGAAGTTAGTGCATTTTGAAGTTCACAAAAAGCGTTATCTACATTTTTCTGTAAAATATCCTTATCAAAAGGCACTATATCATCATAAGAAATTGTTAATTTCCCTTTTGCAACTTCCATAACTCCCCCTTTTTGAAGTGAAACTATAACGCTCATACCGTGATCCTATGATTATTTATAGTCTCACAATAAACTTACCAAGCACTTGTCTTTGTTACTAATGGCGATAATGCTCCGCTCCCCTGGATGTTTATAGGATAATTGACCACCGTATCTACTGCTGAATCGGGATTGATCCCCGTGATGATACCTATACCATGATAGTAATAAGCTGGGTCGCCTCCGCTTGGGCTTGCTACGTACTTAGGGAATATATATAAGTACCTCTGCCTTCCGACAAAGTCTTCCTCCGCCGTCTCGCCTGTATCATAGTACCCGCCTGCATTGAGTGTCCACCCGGTTGTCGTGCCTATAAAATCACGCGGGCAACTTGCATCAGCTTGCACGGTTTCATAGGTTGATACATCTGCTACTTCAGCATTGTAATTGATACCAAAATTCACTATGCCATAGGTGGTATGCCCGGGTGCGGCTGTGATAATCTGAACGAGATCGCCTGCTATTTCATCCGTAAGCGAATCACCACCTATTAGGGTAATTGTTCCTGCTACAACTGTTGCAATCGTGAAGGTGCTATTATTTGACGTTGATCCTGAAACCGTGATCTTATCACCTGCTATGAAACCAGCTTTGAGTAAATTATTCCCTGAGTCTGTAATCGTGTCAGGGTTACTATTGACAAATGCAATCGTCAACGCCTGTATGTATCCACCTATGCGTAGCATACCTACTTTTCCAGCGATGTCAGCCATTTAGATCACCATCCTGTTTTAATGTTAATTCAATATTATACACTATTAAATTTCCATCAGCAGTAACCGGATCAATGATCTTATATTCTATAACCCAAGAATATTTTTTGTCATTAATATCAGTTATTATTAATTCCCCAGGATATTTATTCATAATTTTACACCCTTTATGCCGATGTGATTGTTAATACACCTGAACCCTGGAAAGTCCAGTCACAAGTAGTCACACCATCAACCGTTGACCCTGGGTTCATTCCAGTCATTATCGCCGTCCCTGCGTAAGTCTCGCCTGTCGTCACGGTCAATGTCAATGTTGCAGAATCAAGAGGCACTGCTGTATTGGCTGTATCAAAGAATCCTGTTACTGATGCACTCCACGTAGTAACAGTTCCGAGAAACGTTCTTGTTGGCTGGTCACTATACTTTGTAGTATCAACAACTTCACCTGAATACGTCAAATTCCATGCCTTAGTACCCGCCGTTAATCCTGTAAAACTTACTGACCCGTTTTTTCCTGCTACTGATGCCATTTAGATCACTCCTTTAAGTGTTCTGAATATAAGTATCATATTCAATCATAATACCAATTACATTATCATCCTCTGAGAACGCAGGACGACTATTAGTCCACCGCATCATTAAATTAGTCCATCCTGAAATTGTTAAAACTGTATTATCAAACAATGCCCTTAAAGCAGATTCTAAGGCATCAAGTCCTGTCGTTGCAGTCGAAGGATCAATGTCATTAGTCCAGATGTAAAACATCCAGTGCTGATATTCTAAATCTTCATTGTAAGTATCTGCCTGAATATTACTTATGCACGTAAACACGATATAAGGCATAGTCTCATTCTGCTTGGCAGAGTCTCGCCATATCCGCCCGCCAACCAGCGTTGATAAAGCCGATCCTGTAAACTTTGCCATTATGCCTTCAGCTACCTGAGAAATTGGCATTACCGTAAACCCCTTTTAAGTGTGTCCAATGCCCTTTTGAGCATGTGGTGCCCTGGAATAAATCTACCATTTCGTGTATGGAAACCATCCTCTAACCACTTGAAATAAAAGATCTTTGATCCTGTCGCACCCGCCGCTATCCTTGCATCATTCAATGATTTAGTATCACTACCGATAAGTGCGTAAACATCTTTATCATAATACATCCAATGAATACTTGACATTGCAGCGCCAGTGCGCTTGTATAAACCCAGCTGTGGACGGTTGTATATACTTATTTGTATATTTTGCTTGGCAAGCTTCTCCACCGTAGCGGCAAGCCTTATAAGTGTATCTTTGGCATTCCCATGACACAAATGCTTGAATGATTGACCATGCCATTTGCTTTCTAACATCTAATGATTCCCTATGAGTAAAGATTTTATACATAAAAACATTCATACGCAAACGTAGTAATTAATATAGACACAACTATTTTTAGCAAAAAATCTATCATCTTACCCGGCTAATGTTTTATTTTAGTCGACTCCTCAAATAAATAAGAACTATAATCGTCAATAACTATTGCAAATTTATCAAGTAAAGGAATTGTCGTTAATATGAAATCCTGTAAATTATTTATATTCAATGGAATATCAATTAATTTTGATAATTTTTCCAATTCATTAAAAGATATATGTTTTTTTGCTATCTCAATTAATTTAGTTGGAAAGTCCGCCTTCAATTCCATATTGCGAGAATCTCTTGATATACAAACAAGCTTGATTAAATCTATCGGGAAATGGAATTTTGAAAAATTATCATTTTGAAGTAATTTTAATGCCATCAATCCTGAATGTAATCTCATAGAAATATCTGCAAATTTACGGTACTCATTATCAAATGATAAACTACGTTCTATATGCATTATGTCAATCATCATCATATCACCTTTTGCAAAAGCACCTTGTAGTGTGGTAACATCCCCTCTGTCCTGTTTTCCACAAAAGTAATGTTATAATTCACACCTAAATACTGAATACGATTCTTTTCTACCAATTTAGCCTTATTCGTTGATGAAGTAAACACTCCACCCGACACTAAAAAGCGATAGTCAGCCTTGACTGATTGTTTCTCGTAAAGGTCAATCTCTTTTCCGTTAAGTTCACGGAACGACCCGCTCATATCCTGCACGGTTGTATAAGTGCGCACCTGACCGCCCGTTGTTCCTGATGTGACAGTCAGTTCTTGAAGCGTAACTGTAACTTTGAATCCGGGTAAAAGCGACCCCGATGATGTTGCTTGGAAACCGTTATATAATCCTTCTGATAAAACTGACATTATATCACCGAGATTCATACTACAACCCTCGTTGACCCTGATAGCGTAATAGGATCGGTTAATAGTAAATCGCCTGATTGATCATAATATTTGATGGTGTTCCCATCAACAACAACCGCCCCAATGTCCTTAGCAAGCCTTAATTTTAATGCTTTTAGTAAGGTTATAGTGTCGTCAATAGTTATGTTCTTAATGGCGTCTGTTATCTTGGTTACTGCATCAGTTTTTAACGCCGAAGCCGTTATCACGTCAGTATCCATGCCCTTAACTTGCGCAGGTAGCTTAGAAGATGATATAAGTCCTTGAAGTTCGTTTGTATCTGCAAGTATTGATGTTATATCTGCATTGGATGTAATCGTGACAGCATTTGTAACCGAAGCAACCGAACCATTGACGTTCCCTGTTACTGTCGTTACACTTGCAGGTGTGGCGGCGTTGAGTGAGGTCTTTTGTAAAGCCCCGAAGTCTATATTTGCCTGTTCCACCGTTGCTACGTCAAGATAGTCCGTGTCTGTAATAAGAGAATTAAAAACGTTAGCAGATACCACAAGGAAGTCTTCCCAAAGGCTCATGTGGACATCAGAATCAGTGTAACATAATCTCATTCGACCCAAAAAGTTTGTCTGTGCCGCCGTCAATTCCTGATCATAATATCCGCCTATATCACTTGTAATATGAATCAAGTCATTATCCCCACCCGAAGCAGTTAAGGTAATGGCTGTCCTAGTGACCGCCGTACCATCATTGGGTATTATATACATCTCACAAGTCGTATTTGTGACGGTCAAGGCTGTTTCAGGCGTACCATCTTCATAATCAATGAAGGGCCCAACTGACACTCTTACTGCTGTATTTGTCTTTAATAATCTCATTTTCTTAGCCTTTCTTGATATGCTATTATAGGCACTGGATTATCCAATGCTTCATCCTCCCCAAAATTCCATTCATCCTCTTGAAAGAAACAACTATGTGCTATCTCATCCGCACTCAACGCCCTGTTGAATATGCGGACATCGTCTATGAGGCCGTTGAAATAACTATCTTTTGTTACACCGTAAGCGTGAACCCCGATAGAAGTATTAACAGCATTGCTTACATTTCCACTCACCGCACTTCCGCTTGTCGTTTTTCTAACGCCATTTACATAAATATAGACAGTGCTTCCAGACCTTGTTAAAGATATAAAATACCGAGTGTTTGCCGTTAAATTAGCATTAGTGGTTGATAATACACTCCAACCACTACCGCCTTCCACTACGCTATAAAAATCCAATTGAGCACCATTTACCCAAAATAACATACCCGCGTTATAGGGTGCTCCCACTGCTACCCCTCTTTTGCTATAAAATGTCTTAACCCCAGAAATGTTTGTAGGGTTTAACCAACCAGAAATACTGAAATTACCACTACCAATTTGCGAAGAACTACTACTTGCAATATCCACATAATCATTCACCCCATCAAAACTCAACCCCTGTCCAGCCCACCCAGAAGTCGCAGTCGGTGGAAATGACATATTTGTTAGCGTGCCATGATTACCATTGCCTGAAAGATCAGGAAGCATCATACCGCTCCCGACATTCATCTTCCAGTGCCCAACGAGACCTTGACGATATTCAGGTTTAAGAAAAGTCCCAAAGGGAACGATTAGGGGTTCTGGCATACTTCACCTTATTTGAGATTAGCAGTCCAAGCGAACCGCCAATTCATTATTGCTCCATTGCTATCTTTATTGTTATTCATTATGATTCTTAATCCGGTAATGGTTTTAGTTTTGATTAAAGGTGTAACGTACGAATAAGCTATATTTCCGAAAATAGAAGTAGTCTTTGCATGTGTCCTTGTAGTGCCATCAAGAAATGTTAAACTGGTATTGGCACTAACAGTAGTAAGTTGTAATAGTTCCGAGTTTGCTAACGTAGGGTCTTGCAGGGCTATCCAGGGCATTGCCACGTCTGCAACCACATATCCCGTAGTTGATGTCACTGGAAACAACACCGTTCCGATAGGCGCTGGATCAGTCAAGTGTAGTTGTGGTTCAGGATTGCACGTGCCAACGAGTATATCCCAAGAAAGATAATCGCCCCAATATTCATCAACAACAGCAGTGGGATCGGGACCTGTATATAATTGAATCCTTACTCCTGTGCCTGTGTGTGCAGTAGCAGCGCCTGTATCAAGAAATGCTTGTATATGTAGACTTGTATCATAATGAGTTAATGTGTTTATTATAGCACCTTCTGAAACTGCACCCATAGCAACCGCCGTCCATGCTGAAAACGCACCTTGTGTTTTTGATATTGCCATTTATACCACCGCCTTCAGGACAGAAGCCAAATCATTAGCTTTCTTTTCGCAGGTTGCTAGAGACACTGTTATATCTGGTTTCTTTTCTGCTTCGATATGCTTTTCTAGTATTTCTTTGACTTCTTTGTCAATATTGGCTTCCATGTCCTTTTCTTTACCAACGTAATGAGTTATAGTTGGCAAAATGGCTTCAAAAGGCGGATCGTCATTGGTCAACTGGATAGTTCTCTCATACCATCCAGGGGCGTGTTTTATAACACTAATTTCTTTAAGTTGTATCATGTTCTATTCCTTTCGGGATGAAGACATATAAAAAACTACTATCAGCTTTCTGAGTAAAGCACACTTGATGTAACCAGTGATCCCGCTAATTCGAGATCGCAGCTCTTGAACACCACCTCAATTACAGGTGTCTTTGGATATTCCTCGATAGCATCCCGCTTATGATGTCCCATCCTTCATCTTCGCGGATAACGTCCCCCTTTCAGTCTTCCGTTCCTGCTTTGCTTTATGCTTCCATTTATTCTTACGCTTCTTCTTTAATTTGCTCATATCTCAGTTAAAGTATTTTTCCCGATTATATCCCTGAACATCGGGGTATTCTGTAATGCCTCGTAAATCACTGATATATCGCCGTCCGTATAGCTCTTTAATCCTTCGGTGCTATTCTGATGATTCATCCACATAGCTTTGACCAATATCCCGATCAGCATTGTAATATCGGCTTTCGCAGCGCCCCCTGTATAACTTACTGCTATATTTTGGCTTCCACGTGGAAAGTATGAGTCGGTTTCTATGTAAATACCATCTATGATCTTGATCCTGCCATCAACCGGCTCACCCATAAGTAAATATTGATATGATTCAGCAGTTAAAAATGATGTGCAATCAATTTGTTGCGCTATTAGTTTGTTAGTTTTCTTATCGTTATAAATCGTATTATAAATGCTTGCCGTCCAGCCGTAAGCACTTGATAAAGCATTGATTGCCGTTACTAAACTTGATAATGTCGTATACGTTCCTATCGCTAAGGCATTTGTGGAGTTCCCGGCGCCGCCGTCAACCGTAAGGGTTACATTAGTAGCGTCAACTGTAACCATCGCTGTCGTGGCATCTGTGAGTGTATTTTTAATCTCTATAACTTCTTCTATATCTGTGCTTACTCTTGATACCGCAGTTATAGGTAAATGCTTTAATCTTAGACGGGATCCGCCTTCACCATCATAAAGTTCATTTGAGTACGTCGTTGATACAAACGTTCTATTTGTCATATCAACGATCATCTGCTCAATGCCTTCATGAACCATCTGGAGTGATGTGGAGTAGGTTGACTCGCCTGTATATGCTAATATGTTTGCACTTGATACTATGCTCATTTTATCCTCATCAAATGCCATGCCCTGACTGTACACGTCTAAAGGCATGGCACTGGAAGCGTATGGGGGAGTCTTACGCTTCTGTTGGTATAGGTTCTGGTGTGGTAACGAATTTCTCATATAATGAGATCATCTCTTGGGTCAATTCGTTAGTTTTATTCTTCTCCTGTAAAGCCTCTTTGATTATTACGGATAGAGTTTTCCCAAACTCAACGTCTATCTCGTAATGCTCCCCCTCTTTTGACCATCTAGTTTGTTGTTCGTCTGATACTATTTCGTACTTTTTGATCTCCTCTAGCGTAATAGCAATCTTGTCCCTGATCTCTTTGACTGCTATCATAGTTGTATAATTACCTTTCTGTGGCAGAATATTACCCAATACTAACCGTTCAAGAATTGAAAGTTTCATGATCTCCCCCTTTGTTAAGGTTAAGCATCCGTTTCCTCAATATAAACATTGGCAGTCAGTTTCCACTTCTTTCCTGCCGGTACTTGTGCAAGCAAAATATCAACAGGTGCTTCAGGTGTTCCATAGCGATAATGTATCCATTGACCTGCTGGTAATTCTATTAATTCATAACCCTTTTTAGTAGTTTTTGCTACTATTGTATCTGTTTCAAGAGTTATAGCCATATAGACCACCTCTTTAACTGACGGTTGCGTGTGCGATCAAGTAATATGTCGTTCCTGCACAATCAACTTGAATCTTAATCGAGTTACCGCTACCTGAATAAGTACCAGCTTTTAATGTCGCCCCATTAGTACCATCTGAATTCTCAAAATCAAATACATTGGTAATGGCATCATTAAAACTGATTGCATTTGTCCATCCAGAACCAGATACCGCTGCGGAGTTTATATGGATACCATATAGCTTCATAAACGCGCCGTCGCCTGTGGTGAGTTCTATACCATAATGTGTGCCTGTTGAACTCCCTGATTCATCCATTATCCTCATTGCCTTAACGTTACCGGTTGCAACGCTATTCTGTTTTGAATGAACTTCAAGACCCACCATGTCGGCGATATTGCCAGCGCCGTTATAGTTTTCAGCAGTAACGTACCCACCATGTACACTATAACATGATCCTGTTCTGTTACGTGCCAGAACCTCGAAGCCTTCGATACGTCCATAAGCGCCTGATACTGAGTAGTTGTACGAAAGTACTTTTAACCCGATGTCCGCATTACCATCCCAACCAGACGTCCATGCTATATCGCGCCGTGTGGTAATGTTTACCGTTCCGGTTCGTGATCCTGCTGTTACTGATGTTGGTGTGCCATAAGCATATAACAACATTGAGTTATATGCAGGCAATGCAGCCGTTAGTTGTAATTGGCTTGCCGAGCTATCCCACTGCATGTAATCAGTAGTAGCAGTCAAGCCCCAAGCCTTGAAGTCAACGCCATAACCTGTTTGACCGAGAATCAAGGCTGTTTCTGTGCCACTAGATTTTCGGTATATATTAGCATTTCCTGAACTGTCTGTAATTCCTTGATAAGTCCGTGCCGCCATTGTGCATCTCCTGTATCTCCCCCTTGTAGCCGTTTATAACCCTAGTAGCCATAGTTATTTAGTTTTTTTCGGTTTAGCTTCTTCGGCGTATAACTCAGCGACCCCATCATCTATCAAGTCTTTTGCGTTCATAGGAGTAACTTCAATTATATCACCGATTTTTAGAGTGCCTTCTTCCTTAATGATTTTAACCTTCATCGCTTCACCGCCTTATTCTTTGACCGTCTGATCATCTTGTCATGAGGTGGCATATCAATATTTTTGGATTCGGTTATCTCAATGGCATAACTAGACCTTATTAGTTCCTGACCTAACTTATCGTCAACTTCAGGAGTTGATCCTATTAGAATATGCCCATAATTTTTGATAAACCGAATCCGCATTATTTACCCCTTAATCAGTTCTGGCATTAGGTGCATTTGTACCGCCAGTTCCTGTATATCTCGACTTAAACATCAAAGCGACTGCGCTAACTATATCGGCAGCGCCGGGGTCGGTAAATCCAAGACCGAAACAGTCCCATGATCCGCCGCCAAGATGTATAGGATCAAACTCAACGACTATCGCTTGATTTGCCGCCGCTATGGCATAAGTGTATGAAGATACTGCTGTCATAGTATAGTCATTGGTCTCTGTGGCATCCTCTGCGTTATATGCACTTGGATTGGCATTAAGTGCCATATAATCCCATCCAGTCCATGTTTCAGCAGAACCGCCATCTGTGGTTGTGGCTCTCTTGATAACCATTGCAGAACTACCAGCAACCGCACCCGCTAAGACAACGATCATCACGTGATCATAACCTTTCGTAGAGGCATAGTTACTGTCTGCTCCTGTTAGACCATTGATGTCAACTGGCAGAATTAAAGGCACTACATCCATTTTTTCAAGTTCACTAAATCTTGTAGCCATTATATTCACTCCTTATCTTAAATTCTAAGATTGGAAAAATTCTAAGATTAAAAGATTAAGAATGGCGATGCTTTGCCTTTTCTTTAATCTTAGAATCTTCCAATCTTCCAATCTTCCAATCTTCCAATCTTCCAATCTTTAATTGCTTATTAGCTCCTTGTACCCAACGTGGCTACTGGCGAAACGTAAGTTGATCCATCATCAAGAAGCCGTCTTGATTTCCACCAGAATTGACCGTCATTATACATTGTGAAGCGGATCGCTTCTGCATCATAGTCAAAATAGAAGTGTGGTGAGGTCATTACCTGTTCCCCGCCGGATTCGTAAGCATAGATGTACGCTCCGAGATCGGCAAGGATAATATCACCTGTGGTATTTGGTGCATAGCAGAATTCGGTCTTTATTGACGGATATGTCAACATGGTCTTGCTTCCAAAATCAAACCACGGAGTGAAAGCACCCGCCAAACCCATTACTTTATTCAACAGCATCATATAAGTTATCATCTTCGGGTGATGTAACCACGTAGACCCCTGGAATTCATCCGCTATCACTTCAACCATGTGGGTGATATTTTCCGGCACAAGAGGATCTGCTGATGATTGTGTAGACTCAATAGCAACTTCATTTTTGCAAGGTGAAGCCATTATACCGAGCATTTCACCTGCACCTGTACCCTTGATGATCTCACGTTCCAACTTTGCCGCCATCGATGATGCAAATACACGCCTTAGAATCGGTTCCACAGAAATAGCAGACCATTTGATTAATTCATTAGTCAATCCTGCAAGCCCAACGATTTTCTTTAATTCCAGTTTGACCTGCCCGAAGTCCATGCTTGTACCTGTTATTTGCACGCGTTCATAACTGCGTGATACAGAAACCGCAGAGTAATATGTTTGGCTAGAGTGATCGTAATCCACAAGGGCTGGAATACGCACAATCGGCCCGGTAACAGGAAGCTGGAAACATTTAGCAAGGATTTTGCCATACTGATTCATATCGCCAAGTATCTGTGCCGAGAACGTCTCAGGTACGAGAAATCCGCCCTCTGATCCTGTTATAGTGCTTTGCGTATTGCTTGTTGTAGGCGCTTTCACAGCCATACGTTCATTATTTGCAAAAAGTCTGTTGTCAGGTCTGCGATCAATTATAGTTGCCTTGATACTACGAACATAATCACCGAAGTCCTTGAACCCGCCCTTGCCTACTTCGCTGAGCTCTTCGGTTGGCATTTTACGTTCAGCTATAATCTTGTTTATGTTCTCAATATCTTCTTGTCTTTGCTTTTCAGTGGTTTCTAAAACTACCATTCTTGCACCGAAATCCTCTAAAGCTTTTTTGGAGTTTTCTTCAGCAAGTTTTTCTTTTTCTTCAACAATAGTCTTTATGTCAGATTGCCATAAAGCTTTTAGTTTTTCAATAGGTGTTGCCATTGTTTGCCTCCTATATGTCAAGTTCGTCTAAGTTAATAACTGCGTCATCTCCAGTGTCACCTAATATCTCTATGAGTTCAGCCTCGCTGATATTTCCAGTTTCACCTAATGCGTCTATTTCGACCTCGATAACATCGAGATCAATATCGTCATCGTCACCGATCTCTATATCGTAAAGATCGGCTTCGGTTATTTCTAGATGTTTTTGTTCTGCAATCGTTTCTATAATCGTCTGTCTTATAAATTCCTTGAACTCTTGCTTGTCTTGCTCCTTAATGATATAAGAATCACGACCCGGGGTCTCATCCTGTGCATTTTTATCTTGTTCTATCATGCTATCAAGATATTCCGATAACTCCTTTGTCTTAACATACCCTCTTGCCTCTATAAGTGCGTCTGGATGCGCAGGCACGATAACCCCCGATATTTCAAGAAGCTCTTGCTTGAGATATTTGCAACGTGGTTTTTTTCTTTTCTTTTGAACGTAATCCTTTTGCCAAATACCAAAATCACCGTTTAAGGCTTTTGAATATGTTTCGCCGTCAACTTCCCATTCCATAGGATCAAACCCAACGCTGAAGGCACTCATAAAGCCTTCCTTGTAAAGGTAATATGCTTCGTTTCCGATCTCCGTCTCTGCGAATTTAGGCTTGAATAACAAACCCTCTGGTTTATCCTTTGGTGATATTTTTTCCCATAGTGATTTTGCTATTGGGAATCTTCCATAATCATGAAATAGTGGGATAACAGGATTTTTGCGATAGTGTTTCAAATCCCATCCAGAAGCGTCTATTTCCTCGTCCTGTCTATCCATAGAAGACCTAGAAGCCCATGCAGTAAAAGAACGCTCTGTATCGTTAAAATCTTTAGCATCCGCTTCTGTTATGAATTTATATATTGTAGTTCCCATAATACCACCCACTTTGAGTGCTGGCTAATAAGCATAAAAAAAGGACGCTGGCTAAGCGTATTTCATGCTTATTAGCCAGCGTCCTTTATAAATTGTAATGAGAAATTAATCCTTTATTCTAATGCAATAACCAGTTGTCCTAAATATTTTTGATAATCTTTTCCGCCAACATCTGTAACTTCTCACAAAGAATGTGTTCTTTCAATGCTTCCTTGATAGCCCCTGTAAGTTCGTTTGAAATTGATAATATTCCGTCTTTTGTGAATGTAAATAGATTGGCTTCTTTATGTCCATTTCTCATTCCAAAAGTAGAATCAGTAAGAGATGTTGTGGATCCCTCAAGATTCAATTTACTTTCATTCTCTTCAATGACATTGATCCCTATCGCCTTCAACCTAGTATAAAGATTCCCTTGTGCTTCTTTTGCTGATATGCCACCCAATGAAGCCTTCGTCTCATTCTCTTTAACCCTCGCTATATCCTCGTCACTCAAGCCTAAGTCAGGGGGTTCATTAGATTGGGCTGTTTTAGTGAAAACACTGGTATTGCAAAAGCGGTTATTATGATGCTTATGTCGCCAGACGTGATCGTCCTGACAATATTCGATAGGCATACCACAATGCCTGCAAGGAACAGTCTCCGTCTTCGATGCTTCCTCTTTGATAACCGTCCATGTAATATCATCTGTAAAGTTATGATGTATTCCTGTATGCCCTTTCGGTTTCTGACAAATATAACCTAATCCGTTTACATTATCACATATTTCAACCTGTTTTTTGTCTGGATCATAGGCTTCGATATACTTTATAAATTCAACCCAACCTTGCGCTGTCGGAACTTTATCAAATATAACCTCTATTTGTCTGTGATAGCCTTCATTATCTGTTGTACCAACAGGATCGCCAATATACTCATTAATCTTCATCCTAACTCCCCCCCTATTCTAAATCAATGATATTCCCTTTAACGCGCTTGACCTTATGAACCGTTTTCGGATCGGAACTCAAGATCACAAGTTGATCGCCCTTTTTGAATCCGCCGCGCATAAACCCTCGTCTTTTTATCCACAGATAGAGTACATAACTCACTGAAAGGACAATACAAAAGATGATTGCATATAACATAACATTACCTCTATTTCAACGTCAAGGGCTGTTCAGTGCCTTCTATATACTTTCTCATTGCCTGCACTAAGAACGCACCGCCTGTTGATATAGCAATGATACCAGATACTTTCAGACTGTTCCCCGCTATCAATGCGGATGTAAACGCACCGCCTGCGGATAACAAACTGAGATACAGACTAGTAAGAATTTTACGCCTTGTCTCTTTGTCGAAACTGTTTTTTATCTGCATCGGTATCCTCCTGCTTGAAGTCAACAAAATCTTCTGTTAATAATCCTATTACTTCACTCTCAAAATGTGCCATTCCATTTTCATTTGTTTTGAATAGTTTCTTTGGTCTGAATAATCTC